AACTTCTTTAAAAGCTTCTAATTCAGCCATATCTAACTTTCCATCCCCACTCTTATCAGCTACTTGTAACATTTTAAATAAACCAGCATTTCTAGCTCTTAAATCCATCTCTTCCGCCGCCAGTCGGTCTTTTTCTTGTTCCAATGCTAGTGCTTTTCTTTCTGGGAGAGACATCCCAGCCTTATTGTCTTCATGCCATGCTTCCATCCCAGGTATCATCCACCATAAACTTTTATGTACATATTTTGATGCCATTTTAAAAAGCGACGCTTGTATTTCTTCAGGAGTAGGAATCCATCCAAACATAATCTCAAATAAGCTTTTTAAACTCTTTTGAATTAATTCACCTACAGAACTTACACCTTGTGTTTCTAAGTAATTATTTACATATTCTTTTGGATTTTTTGCGAAAGACCAAAGCTCGCTAAGTACTTTAGCTCCTAAATCATACCAACTTTGTAGTGTATCAGTTATAAAAGTTTCAAATGAAAATTCTTGCATTTTTGAAACAATAACTCCACCAAAACCTTGACCCGGTAAAACTTTACCATCTTCATCAGTTTCAAGTCCAAATGCTTTTTTCAGTAACCAAGTAAATCCTCCCTTTAAAAGATCTAAAGGTGCACCAACAAAATTACCAACAAAAACTGAAATAGCATCTGTTATCTTTTTTCTAGTAGATCTCTCGGGATTACCATCTTGCCATGATTTAATAGATTCCCATAATGAAAATAAAACTCCAACTGGCCATAAGATTTTACCTATCATTGGAGCAAATTTAGCAAATCCTAATGCACTCAATCCTGCTAATGTAGTAACTCCAAGAAATTTAGCAACGCTAGCAAATGGAGCCAGAAATGTTTTTCCTACATTTGTTGCAGCCTTAATAAATGATGCAATTGGACTAAATAGCATGCCAATAATATTTCTCATTTTAGAGAACATTCCGCCAGGGCCTTTATTTGCTTTTATTTTTGGATCATCACTTGTACCAAATAATCTTCTTAACATTTCTTTTGTTGAAGCGAGTTCTTTACTAGCAAACTTTCCATCTGCAAAATTCATTTTGGTGTATATTCTTCCACTCTTAGCAACACCACCTACATCTTCAGATATTCCAATAAATTTTAATCCTGCTCTTACTGTATCATCAATATAACCTGCAATTTTAGTACCTATTGAATTTAATCCTTTACCAGTAAGTGCTGTTAATTTTTTTAATGCACCGGCTTCCCAACCTCTAAATCCCCAACTAGCTAATTCAATAGCAATAAGACCCGCTGATAAGAATTTAAGATTCTTAAGAAGAGATCCCATAATTTTAGCTAATCCTACTAAACCTAATCCGCCAGCAAGAGTTTTAGCCCAATCAGGAAATTGGAATCCCTTACCACCTTTCTTTTTATCAGATGTCGATTCAGTTGGCTTTCCGCCAAATGTTGATCCAGCCGCTAGCTTTTTCATCATCTCTCTTTGAGCTTCAAGATCTTTCATCTTTTGAAGCTTTTGCTCATCCATAAATTTACGCAATAAAGAATTACTGCTTTGAACAGCATCAGTAGTATCCTGTTGCTTTTTATTATTAATCAATAATTGATTAACAACATTATCTAATGTTGCTGCTGCCATATCCTACCTCTGCTGATTTTTTTGTTCTTGTTCTTTAATATGATCTTTTAACATTTCTGTATATACTTCTCTTTCCCAAGGTATTAGTCCGTCTATCTCACTCAATGAATAATTATAATGTTGCATTAATGCGAATGTGTGTTGATAATAAGCCATTAATGACATGTGAGATAGACATATTAAAAAAAACTTTGGACTCCTTCTAATGTTAGTGTATTTGGCTTTTCACATTTAGGACAATTATATTTAACTTCATGCTGCAATTTTGGTAATTCTTGAACAAAATCTTGAATTTCTTTAAATTGATTATTTGTCATAGATTCAAGAAAATCTGAAAGTTCTTTTTGTGTTACATCTGCAGCTTTAATATGTTCATTTTCAGTAATAATAGATTCAATACACGTAGTTACTAATGCAAAAACAGCATCAGTAGGATTTTCTGGATTTATATCTAAACCAGCCATTGATACATAACGAGGAACTTGCAAATTAATAAAAATATTATTTCCAAGATCTATTTTTTTAGTACCTTTTGTTGATGCTAATTCTGGAGGTTTAATTTCATCTAATTTAATTTCGTAAGGTATATTTTCAGTTTCACAGTGTTGGCATTTTAAATTAATTGAAGCAGTTTCTCCAACAGACTTACTTCTTATTTTTAAAAAAGCATATTCAACATCAACAGAACTTAAATCTTCTTTAACAAGTCCATCAACACAGTCTTCTACAATTTGTCCAATTGCATAAACTATTTGACTAGGTTCTTGAGATTCAGCGGCTATCATTAAAACTTTTTCTTCTTTTACTAGAAAAGGCCTAAACTTATGGGGCTTACCAGTAGATGGCATAACCATTTCATATTTCGGTACCGCATTTAGTTGTGGTAAAGGCATTACAATAATTTCTCCTATATATTAGTGCTGAGATTAATCAGCCCATCAAGTGTTACATCGTTAGCTTTCCATCTTGTATATGAAAAACTAACTGATAGTTGTAGCATACCATCTAATTCATTACTTAAATCAATGGTGCTTATTGTGGTTGGAAAAGCTTCAAGTAATTCACATACATATACACTCCCACCACCTAATTCTAAATTTAAATTAAGAGGTCCAACGTTTTTACTAAATCCTTTTACTGGTCTTCTTAATTGATGTATTTTTATAGATTTTTGATATTCATTTTTATAAGCTACTGTTCCGTTTTCTTCATCAACTGCTGTTTTTATCCATGCATCAAAATATGTTTTAATTCCATAATCATTCATTAAATGAAATGTTAAATTCACATCAGGTACCGCATAACCGTAAGCAATCTTTTGCATTTCCATTCCTATTCTTCGATCTGATGTTAATATTTGTTTGCCCGGAATTTGTGCAGTTGAACATAAAATATTTAAATCTTTAGTTGTAGGTTGTGTTGCTAAAGGTGTTCCTGGAATTGAAGGTAATGAAAATAGTTGGCCTAAAAAACCAAGAAATCCAGTTCCTTGTCCAATAGCGGGAAGTTGAACTAAAAATTGATTATTTCTAGCAAAACCAAGTTTTGTAGTAGCTATTGTTTTTAAATCATCTATAGACGCCATTAGATTGCCTTCCTTGATTCTGAATAAACATATGTAGCATTTCTTTTTGCAAAATCTTGAACTGGTAAGAATACTGCAATTTCCCATTCAGTCGCTTGTACTTTAGCAAATCTACTTCTAACATGTTGACTTAAATAATGTTTAAGACAAGGTTTAAAATATTTAAATTTGGAAGCGGCTTTTAATGTTCTCATACTCAGATTAAATTTTGTTTGTTCATTATATTTTTTATTAGATGTAATATCTAAAAGAGAATCTAAAAATTTAGCTCTTAAAACTGGAGGTAGATAATGTAGATTTAATCCCATAAATCCTCCTGGTGCACGTTCAGTAACAATAGTTAAAGGAAATCTATCATAATATGGTAATGTTTCTTTATGCTTTGGATCATAAAAATACATAAACATACTACCAGCACCAAATCTATTTTGAAGATTTACATCCTTATCTTGCATTAAAGTATTTCTATTAATCCGTCCAAGCTGAGTGGCCTTTTTTCTAAACCAATCTCGCGATTCAGCAGTTCTAGGATTTATACCTTTTTTAAAAGCTTCAAGCTCTAATGTTTGAAATAAATTACTCATAATCCTATTTATATTATTTTTTAGCTTTTTTTCTTCGAAATGGTTTCATTCGTTTTAAAGGTTTCTTTATTTTACCGGGCATTGTTTTAGGTAGTAATCCCATTTCTTGTAAAGTTTTTTCTGTCCATACTTGAAATTCCCATCCCCTATCTTTACAAAATTCTTGTGCTGCTTCCCATTTATTTACATTCTTAACATAAGTATATGCTTCAGCTATATATTTTTTAGTTCGTTTAACACCAGTTGGAGGAGCAGTTTGAATAGCTGGTTTAATTTCAACTAAGAGTGTTTTATCTTCAAATACTATTTTAATATCAGGAAAATATCTATGATACTTTTTATCTCCTTCATAATAATAAGGTATAATAACTTCTTCTGATGACCAACCTTTTATACTACTATTTTCATCACACCATTTAAAGACATGCCTCTCCCATAACGATCTATAAACAACATTGCTAAAATCGCCGTTATACTTCTTAATGTTCTTTACTTTATAGTGCCCAGAATATGCCATGTTTTGATATAAATAAGAAATAATAATAATTATGTTTATTTATTAAGGATTAAAGAATGGCAGCATATTCACCTTCGTTAGCATATCCACTTGAATCAGATCCAGTGTATAATACTAGGATTCGTTTTTCTACTTATAAGGTTAAACCAGTATCGCCTGGTAGATATGAAGGATTAGGCACCGGTTTATCTTCATTATTAAAAGACAACGTTGGTAAGTTTGTTAATACTATTACTGCGCCAGGTAGTGTAAGTAATAGTATGAACAGTCTTTTAGAAAGATTTACTGATGGTGAAGAAGACAGAACTGAAGTTGATCAACAAGAATTAGAACAAAAGAAAAAAGATCAAGCTGAACAAGTTTCAAATTCTGTATTAAGTACATTTTCAGGATATGCTACTAGTATCGATACAACATCACCTGTAATTAGCATGTATATTCCATTATCAATGACTTTTAATGATAATATTATGTATGATAATGCAAATTTAGGAGCAGCTGGAGCAGTCTTAGGAAAAACTTTAGAAGAAGGTTCAGGGATAATGACTTCTTTAGGCAAAGCTATGTTTGAAGGAGTATCTAATACTACAGATGTTTTATTAAATGGATTAGGCTCACAATTAGATAAAGGTGCTGGTAGACTTGCATTACAACGAGCAATTAATGCTGCTTCTCAAGTACCAGGAGTTCCTCAAGGTCTTGGATCTACTGCTACTTTAGCATTACAAACATCAGTAAATCCAAATACTAGAGCTTTATTTAAAGGTGTGGCATTACGTGAATTCTCATTTCAATTTCAATTTCATGCTACTAGTGCTCAAGAATCACAAGAAATTGAAAAAATAATAAATCATTTTAGAACTAAAATGTATCCAGAAGTATATGATCCATTTAGTGATAAAACTAATATTCCATTTGCGTATAACTTTCCACATATATTTAAAATTAATTTTAAACTCGGTAATACAGATATTAAAGTTCCAAGAATAGATTTTTGCTATTTAAGAAATTGTCAAGTTGTTTATAATCCTACAGGAGCAACTTTTCATAAAGATGGATATGCTAATGAAATTAGTATGACATTATCATTTATGGAATACAAAACTATGTCAAAACAAGATATAGAAAGAGGGTACTAATGGCATATTTTAATCAATTCGAAAAAGTTTTATATAAGTTTGGGAATGAAGAACAGAATAGTATTATTCAAAATATGTCTATATACACAGATGTTATAGATCAAATAAGAGATGATGTTTCTTTTTATGTAAAAGATTATATACAAGAAGGTGAAAGACCTGATCATGTTTCTGAAAGAATATATGGTACTCCTAATTATTATTGGACATTCTTTTTAATGAACGATGGTATAAGAACTCAAGGTTGGCCTATTGATAGACAACCTTTATTATCAAAAATGAAAAGAGAATATCCATTACATGTCCTAACAGTTAGAAATGACATTACAAAAACATTTCTTATAAGTCAATTAGTTGTTGGTGCAACATCTGGTGCACAGGGAATTATAGTTCATAGAAATCTTGACACTGGACAAATTACCGTTAGATTACAAACTGACACTCAATTTTTAAAAGATGAAGTTGCTAGAACGACAATAGCATCAGTTACTACAACCGCACAATTATATGGTGCTTCTCCAGAATATCTTGCAGCTCGATATTATTTAGATGCAAATGGAGAAAGAGAAGATTTTGATCCTATGGTTGGACCTGGAGCTCAACTCACTGAAAAAACATTATTAGATGATGTTCAAGAGCAAAATTCTAATTTAAGAGCTATTAGAGTTATTAAACAAGAATATCTCTTACAAATGCAGACATCTTTTGTGAAAGCAGTGAGTGCAGCTTAATGTCAGTTGTTGCAAATCCCTTTGTACTTGCAGAAGCATTATTAACTACTAATCGATTAGGTAGCGGAAGAGAATTATCACATGATTTAAAATCGGCTATAGTTGATTTTAATATCTATGAAGATATAACTAAACCATATACTACAGCTCAAGTTTCCTTTGCGGATACTAAAGATACTCTTAGTAGCCTTGATATTCAAGGTGGAGAATATCTAGATATACATATAAAACCATCGTCTTATAGTGGATCTAAAGGTATCACTAAAAGATTTCATGTTATGAAAATAGAAAAAGGAATACGTGCAGGAGAAAATTCTGAACTAGTTCTTTTAAATTGTATTGATGAAGTTGGTTTTAGATCATATATGAAAAATGTAAATGTCTTATTAGAAGGTTCTCCACTCCAAATCATTAACCGTGTTTGTAATGAATATTTAGATACAGATTTAATTCATAATGAAGAAAAATTTGAACAAATTTATAAATTAATAGTTCCTAATTTAACACCTTTACAAACTATAGCTTGGATTAGTAGAAAAGCTATTACTACAATCGGTATGCCTCATTTTGTATTTGCTTCATTTGCTGATGATAGTATGAGATATTTAGATCTTGAAGATATGCTTAATTTCGATACTCTTAATCCTAATAGTCCATTTGTATATGGTTTTAACGCATCTAGTAGTAAAAATCTTTATGATTTTGGTACACAAACGTTTTCAATTAAAGATTATTCATATACAGATAATCATAATATTGCTAGTATAATTGAAAAAGGTATGTTAAATGGTTCACATTCATATTATGATACTATGAGAAATAAAGAATTTGTATTCGAATTTAAAGCATCATCTGATTTATTTGCTCAAATGCATGAACAAAATCTTTTTAAAAGTTCTCAATCAAGAGTGCCAATTGCTCCAGATATGACAATGGATGACGAAAAATTAGAAGAATATACATCTCGAAAAGTATATAATATTGGGACATCTGTCCCATGGAATGATGGATATACTGCTTATAATGAAAGACCGAATTATAGTACATATGTAAATGATGCTACAAATGAAGCTACTAGAGCTTTTATGGGTAAAGATACGCTAAATTGGAAATTTGATGGAAAACATCTAGGTCATATTCAAGGTGGTGTAATAGATGGTGCGCATATGGTAGGGAAAAAATTAAAAGTTATCTTTTCAAAACCAGATCCAGATTTAGTAGATAATACTAATGGAATGGTCGATTTAAAAAAATCAGGTGATTATTTAATTACATCAGTTAGACATCAAATGAATAAAGAATCTTATAGTATAATTGTTAATGGTTCTAAATTAGCAACACTTGATACTCAATACATGCCAACAGGAGCTATGTAATGGGACAATTCTATGGAGATAATCAAAGATGGTTTATTGGTAAAGTTGCTGATAATGCAGCAAACATTTCAGATCCATCTGAAACTGCAAGAATTAAAGTTAAAATATTTGGACTTCACGATGATCCATCTCTTAAGATACCAGATGATTTACCATGGGCTCAAGTTGTAGTACCAGTAACAGAAGGCGGTGGATCTGGTATTGGTAATAATGGAATTGGAATACAGCCACAATCTCTTGTGTTTGGAATATTTCTTGATGGAAAAAATAGTCAATTGCCATTAGTATTAGGATCAATACCTACAAATGAAAATTTTCATCAAGATTTAGTTAATAGTGAAAAAGCTTCTGAAGATATGAATGATGTTCATGGTGGTTTAACTGATCAGCAAGTTAAAGGTACACGTAATGCAGATGGTGTAAGAACTGATGATAGATATAGTAAAGAAGCTATTAAGTTTACTTTAACGGGAAGTTCTAATATTGAAAAAGCTTTTAATTGGTTCTTAAGTGAACAGGGTGGCGGGTATACACCCGCGCAAGCATGCGGATTGCTTGGAAATTTTTGGGTAGAATCTGGTAATGCCGGAATTCCAAATGATATTAATCCAAGAGCTGAAAATCCAACAAAAGAAGCTTCACGTGGTATTGCACAATGGAATCCTATTAATAAAGGAGAACCACGAGATTATGTTCATCCAGAAAGTAGATTAGCCGGCTTACAAAGATTTGCGGCTAAATTAGGTATAGGTTGGCTTGAACTTCATACTCAATTAATGTGGGTAACTCATGAATTAGAAAGAATGAGTTTAAAAGGAAAATTATCAAGGTGTAAAACTCCTGAAGAAGCTGCAAGACTTGTTGAAGTGAAATATGAAATTCCAGAAGGATATAAAGATTACTATAGTCACTCTTCTCCAAGAAGAAGAAAAGCAGCAAAATCTTTATTTGATCAATTAACAGTAGGTAATACGTAATGGCGACAAAAACAATAAAAGTTACTGATCAGTATCTAATAAAAATAAAAGATTCTATAATAGCTATTAATAAAATTGAAGTTAAAACTAACGCTAGTAATAAGTCATATACTCAAATAGAAGATTATGATATATTTGGCGATACTATTGTTTTAAAAAGAACTTATCCGGAAATATTAGTTCAATATCAATATTCAGAAGAAGGTGAAGCAGAACAAAGAGTTGAAAAAGATATTGTTAATAGAACGTTAAACCAAAATAATTCAAATGCTAATATAAATTCATTAATAAAAAATATGAATGCTGCTCAAGAACAATTGGCTGCGAATGAAGCTTCTATTTTTAATGAAATGGATAAAGTTCTTTCAGGTTTTAGATCAGTTGCAGCTCCTTTTATGGAAAACGCAAAAGCAGTAGCTCAAAATATTCCTGCTATTATAACTTCAACCGCGCCAGTTGCTTTACAAACTTCAACTGAAGGATCATCAATTGGTTCTATTACTGGAAAAACTTCTACTGGTGGAATAAATGCTTTAGTTGTTGCTGCTGGTAGCCCAAAAGGATTAAGTTCAGTTTATCAAGGAAGTGATATAGCTATCACGGGTGCAACTAGTACTCAAATAAAACAAGTTGTTAAAGGGGTTTCAGCAGTCAATGGGGCTATTGATAATATTAGTGTTTTAGAATTAGTAAATGAAAAAACTGGAAAATCATTAATTGAGTCTTTAACAAATTTAGTGAATGATGCTAATAAAAATAATAAACAAATTACTGGAGAGATGAGTTATGCTAATGTGTTACCAGCCATAGTTAATAAAGCTAATGGTGTTAGTAAGATTAGTAATTTTGCAGAAAGTCAAGCTGGAGTAACTACTGATTTTCCTAACTTAATTGATCCAATTTCAAGAAGTTTTAACACAAATATAAATGCAAATACTATATCTGAAAATATTCTTCTTACTTCTATAAATCAAACAACAAATATTGCAAATCTTGGTGGTAATATAGGTACATTTGGAAAAGATGATCATGTATATACAATTGTTGATACTATTGAAGAATTAGAAAAAGAAATTTCTAATATTTCTAGACCTATTACTGCAGCTATGGTTCATTGGTCTAAGACATGGGCTAATCAATTTTTAACAGCATATGAGATAGATGAAATACATAAAGCTCAACAAAAATTTAAATTAGGAGTAACTGCTTATACTGAAGCTCTTAATAAACAAACTGCTGGAATTATGTGGCACTACGTAATATTAAAAGATGGAACTCTTCAACGAGGTCGACCTATTGAATTAGGTTGCATTAATGAAATGGCTTGGGCCGATAGAACTATTCATATAGGATTTATTGCTGGTTATAATGTACAATATGATACTCAACAACAAACCAGCACTGATGCCACTTCAAAATCTATAACACAACAACAATGGTCTACGTTTGATTTATTAAGTAAAACATTATTAAAATTTAAGCCAGGAATAGGAATAGTAGGACATTCGGATGTACATAATGTGTCTAGTTGCCCTGGATTTGATGTTGAAAGTTATATATCAGATAAATTTGGTTATTCTTCTGTATATGGAAATGCAGAAATAGAATCTCCTAATGCTCTTACTTATGAAGAAATGGTTAATCGTTTACCTGCAGAAATTGCATCTACATATAAATCAGAAATTGTTATTGATATGGAATCTCTTTCAAAAGAAAATGTCAATAAAGATATAGTAACAGGTTTACCACTTCCACCATCTACAGCAGAAATAACTCAAGCTAAAAATAATTGGACTAGTGGCGAAGCAAAAGTGCAAAATAAAAATATAGAATTTATTAATGTAGAAAGAGATGTAATTTTAAATAATAATTGGTATGACCAAAAAAGAACAATCGCAAATGATGCGTTATATAATTTAAGAGATGATAGAAAACCAACTATAGAACAATCAGATGAATATCGTAAAATTTTATTAAATAGTGGATATGTCTATACTGAAGAGGATAAAATATGGCAGAAAAAATAATAGTTGATGATGATACTTCCGAAATAATTTCTGCCACCTCTAAAGCAGAATTAGCTAGTAAAAAAACTAATACTAGTGAATATGCAGATACTACTGGAGCTTATCCACGACGAGCATATTCTGGAGTATCAGGCATAAATAAGGCTGCAACTGGAAATGAAACGAATCATGTTTATACTGGCGGAGGCGATGCTCTTGTCAATTTAAGAGAAGCTATTCCAGAATCACGATATAATTCATCTGTTTATCCTAAAAATCAAGTTAGAGAATCTCCATCTGGTCATGTAACTGAAATAGATGATACGCCTGGATCTGAAAGAGTTTTACATAAGCACAGAAGTGGTTCTGGCGTAGAGATGCTTGCAGATGGTACAGTAATCTATAGTAGTACTGGAAATTGTGTAAAAGTAACGTTACAAGATGAAAAGGTAATAGTTGAAGGAGATGCTCAATTATCTTATAATGGCAATTTAACTTTAGACGTATCGGGGGATTTTGATGTTAAAGTCGGTGGTAATTATAATATTGAAGTGGCTGGTAACAAAATTGAAAAGATTAATGGATCACAAAGTACCAAAATTAGTAAACAATTTCAAACTGAAATAGGAACTAATAAACTTGAAACAATTGTTGGAACTGAAACAAAACAAGTATTTGCAAATCAATTTAATATTGTAAAAGGAAATATGCATCATATTGTTGAAGGAACTATTAAGCTAAATTCTAAAGGAATTCTTTCTACCACTTCAGAAGAAGAAATTCAAATGAGTTCAGATAATATGAATATTGCTGCAAACGATATGTCAGTATTTGGAGCAACAGGAACATTTGGTGGAGATGGAGTTTTATTTTCAGGTAAAGGCGCAGTGTTTGAAGAAGGAGTTACTGCTCCAACATTTTGGGGAGATTTACAAGGTACTGCTTTACAATCAGTTACATCTGATGTTACTAATTCACAAAATTATGCAGACCCAGATCCAGGTGGCGGAACGGGTTCAGCTTCAGGATGGACAGCAAGTAATACTGCTCAGCCAACAATTACTAAACCTAATTCACCTATTCTTACAGATTATCTAGATAATTCTGAAAGAGCATATCAAAGAGTTTCAATAGATAAAGAAGCTCATATGAAAAATAATACAGTAGGAAATAGAGAAGAATTTTATGGTGGAGTTACTAAAAATGATCCTAAGATAAGTGAAGCTCGGGCGTTATTAAAAGATCCTGATAATTTTCAAAATAAAAAAT